GCAAATATTAATCTACCATCAGCATGAAATACACCTTCATTGTTAGTTAAAAAGGCACCAACACCGCGAGCAGGATTAACAGTAGTATCTGTAGTCTGGATAGTAAGTGTAGTAGATCCATTATTAATATTTTCACCAGGTGTAAAGTATATGTTTGATCCGCTGCCGCTGGTGTACTGTATATAAAGTGTACCAGGATCTGCGCCTACTGCTGTTACAATTTGTGTAACAATAGCTTTAACGCCACTTGTTGCTCCTGTGAATTCTGTGTTTAATAGTGCGTCAGTAGCAACTGGTAAAGCATTAGTAGTTTCATTTAATTTAACAAAAGCATTTTCTGTACCCAGAAAACCGGCACCAGATACTATTGCGCCTTCAGTAAAGACGTTAGAAAATAATCTTGAATTTTCTGTTTGAATAATAGTCTGTAACTGGTTGAGCTCTCGCGATTGAATTGCTCTACCGTTATTAAACAATATTTTATGAAAGCCGGCACTATCAGAATAATCATCTCTGTAAGTTTCAGCAAATGTGTTTTGAATTACTTGATCTACCATTCTTTTTGTACCTGTTTATTATAATTGTATGATGACTTTAAGGTCTTCAGTTTGTGCAGCAGATCGCTCAATAGCTGCTCTATTGTCAATGTAAAAGATTTGCCCTGTGAATTTATTTATATCAGCTGCAAGTGCTTGAGTTCCTGATCCAATAGTTCCTGATCCAGATCCATTAGTCTCTGTTACACCTTCTCCAGATTGGAAAGGAGTAAACCCTGTATCGTCATCTTGATGATAGTATATTTTATCTGAGTCAAATGTATTTACATAAGCTTGTGCGCCTGAAGTAGAACCTAAAATAGTTTTATCTGCTGTGAATACTACACCCACTGCTGATAACTGCATATATGTAAGTGCAGATCCTGTTTCATTTGTATAATTATTATCTGCTGAATCAAGAGGGTTTCTTATAATACCAACTTGTCTAAAGTTCTGCCCAATAATAAAATCTTCGTTCTCTGCACCTGATGGCTTTGAGTTAAACATCATTGCAGTCGATTTTAAATCAAGAATTGCAGATGCACCGAATCCAGAATCATCGGCTAGATTAATAGCTGCGGATGCACCTGTACCCCCACCTCCAGTAAACTTTACTTCGGCATAATCGTAGTTCTGACCTGGTCGATATAGGTTACTTGCTGCAGAATCTTTCATTTCAACTTTAACTACTTCACCGCTTGCAATTGTAGCAATTGCTTCTGCACTATCACCGTTACCAACAATCGATACAGTTGGTGCTGATGTATAACCGCTTCCTTTTAAGATAACGTCAATATTTGCAATTTGGCCTTTTACTGCAGCAGCCTGTATTGCAAACTGTTCTATGTCAACTGCTGGATCTGCTGGTCCAGCCGAGTCGACGTGTCTTACTGGCATATAGTTACCAGATAAGAATTTATTTGATTGCGTAGCACCGATTGTATAAAGAAATTTCCATACGTATCCATCTGCCAATCTTGATGCAGTAGTTAAAACGCTAGTTGGTTTTATAGTAGAAGAAACTGCAAGACCATTAGCATCTTTACCTTGTTCTAAACAAATATAAACTTGCTGATCGTCTGTTTTTACATAGTAAGGTTGTGTTGGATATCCAGACTGAGTATTAGTAAAATCAGAATAAATTGTACCAGTTGTCCAGTTGACTCTGGGTACAACGTAAGAAGTGTCTTCAGCTTTTTTTACAGACTGTAGCGCTAGTCTAAAGTTTCTTTCATTAGTCAAAGTATTTGCAATAGTTGGAACAGTATCAGCCGAATCCCACTCATCAGCTTTACCAATACCAATATAGTAGTGTTGAGCTGAATCTGCTATATCTTCCAAGATCGTTTGAACAAATCTTCTTTTAAAATCGTCTGTAATAATTGCCATGTTCTTATCCTATTATGCTACTGTTACTTCGCCTTGGTTACCGATTAAATACCAGTTTGTTCCGTCCCAAACTATCTGGCATCCGTCATACTGTGCTAATGCAAAGTTAGCACCCTGTGCAAAATTAGCTGGCGTAACAGTTGCCGCACCCGCTCCTTTATTTGTAATTATTTTATACTCACCTACTACAGTACCATCTGCTATTGAAACTGTAAGTGCTGACCCTTTGTTGCAGATTATATATGTTGCTGCAGTCGATGCAGCGCCGTTGGCTGTTATTGTACTTGAAGTGTAAGCTGCCTTTGCAATCTCAACAGAGCCTGTGCCTTTACCCGCCAACTTCATCGTTACGTCTGTATCACCACCAGAAGCTGTAACTGTTGGTTTACCGCTTGTTGCAGCATTTGCTAGAGTAATTTCGTTAATTGCAGAACCTGTTGCTGTGACCTTAATTAATTCAGCACCATTTGTATCATTCAGCGACGTACCAACTTTAGCTGTGGTTATAACAGGACTTGTAAGAGTCTTGTTTGTAAGTGTAGCTGTATGAGCATTAAAGACTAATGTATCACTGTCAGCAATAGCTGGAAGGTTAATATTTCTATCAGGATCAGCTGAGTCAACCGAACCAATATAGTTTAGCAGATAGTGACCTGTTCCAGATGCCCCAGCAAGTGATAGTTTACCTTCAATTGTAGTAACTTTTAAAGTCTTACGATGTAAGTCTTGCACTGCAGTTGTAGTAATAATTTCACCTGAGGAATCAGGTAAATTAATTGTATTATCTTTTGTAGGATTAGTAACACTTAACGTGGTTTCAAAGTCATCTGGAGTAGAACCTTCAAATACAATAGCAGTATTGTTCAGAGTAATACCAGTAGATACAGTGTCACTATCTGGACCTAGCTTCTGATAAATCTCTACAAAATTCTCATTAATTTTCTGACCAGCACTGCGAAGCGTATCTCCGGTACCGTCATTGGCGGTTGTGCCTGTGCTGATGTTTTGTCTTGTCATGACTAATCCCTATTAGTTGAATGTATTTATATAAGAAACTTAGGCAGAATCTTGATATTGGAAGTTATTATTATCTGAGTCCCACATATCAAAGTTAACGGCATCCATTGTTTCTAATTCAGTGCTGAATCTTGACGCAGTTACTATACCATCTGAATCCATATCAAATCTTGGTCCATTCATATCTCTATATTCTTGGAACGAATTATAGTTTGCATCGAATACAGCACCGGTAATTGATGCTACCGAAGCCAAGTTTCTGTATGGATTAACTCTTTCTGCGTATAGATCTGAATCTAAATCATCTATGCGTATTACAGAAAGTGGTTCAAATATACCAAAGTTAACATTTGCTACGGTTTCAAAGATTCTATTACCTGCAGCAGAGTCTTCTATTGATAGTGGCATTGTAGCAAGGTTATCTCTAAGATCAATAATCCCCTCAAGAACTAGATCAGCAGCTACATACCAACCGGCTGGGTGTACAAACTTTTTATAGAGTGCCTCCCAAGTAGCAATACCGACACCTGATTTAATAAGAATAGAATGAATTTGAAATCTTTTATCGTCTTGTATAAATCTAAGCGAATCCGGACCAATTCTTGACTCATTAATAATAAACATATTATTCTTAGGATATTCTACATCAACTTCTTCGTTGAAGAATGCCCTAAAAAATGTTTTAGCTGAATTAAGCGAACCCTTTTCTCTGTACAACGTTGCAAAGAGTTTGCCGACTAATCTGGGATTAATATTAAAATCTGCCGTCTTTGTACCAAGACCAGTCTCTTCGAATATTGAATCTATTCTAACAAGCTCTGCACTGTTTAAATCTCTTGTCTGATAAAGTGCAGTAATAAAGTAACTAAACCCACTGCCATCACGATCCATTTCGTCATAGTACGATTCTAAAAATGCTACTAAACTTGGATACTCTGTGGCAAAATGCTCAGGTAGCACTTCTTTGACTTTACTACTAATAAAGTTAGCTGGTACTCTATCAATATGATCTAATAAAATAGACATTATAGATTAACCTTGATTCTTTCATAATCTATATTTGCTGCAGAGAATGATGCGACTGTATCTAGACTTAGTATAAAGTTTCTAAGAGGTCTAATGGTACTTTGATTGGCAGGTGTTGCTGATATTTTAATTTCTGTAGCCGATCCAACAATACCATCTGGTGCAAAGCCTACAAGGTTGACCGTGCCACCTGTACTGTTATACGTTCCTACGTTTGTTACAACAGTTAGATCAGTAGAAACAGACACTACTTCTAAAACATTACTATTTAATTTATTTCTAATACGACAATCTTGATTAAACAGTCTAAACAAATTACTAGTAACAATACGATCTACTGATGATGGTGCAGCTATTCCTACAGGAAATTTAACATTATAAGGATTAGACTGAGATAATGTGGGCGTAAATCTTCTTTGTACGTTTACATCCATTTTACAGTTTAGAATTGCTTCAGATAAATCATCAATGTCTGCTATGATACTTGATCTTCTGAATACCTTGTTAAATGTTCCTAGATTTGTAGTAAAGTAATTTTTTACTAAAGTATTTACTTGGCCTTCTATAGCAGCAGGAGTAGTGGTAGAAAGTGACGGGTTAAAATTAAACGTTGTAAATGCTTCTATAAAGCAAGTCTGTGCATCAGAAAACTTTGTATCAATTGACATAATTGATCGATTGGCC